TTTCTTTTGGTGTAGCCATATCTTAAATTCTATAAACTTAAATACTATTTTATCAATTAGCTTTCTCATTTATTTTCTCGTTTAGTCGTTTAATATCTTTTCTTACTCTTTCCCTTTCAAGTTTTATTTCTAATATCTCGCTTTCTAAAACTCTAATGTCAGGGAATACATAAGTATTTTGATTGAATCTTAGTGCCTTTGCCTCACTCTCTGTGTCTGTTATTCTACCCTCTAAATGTGAATACAATAATACAGCACTACCAACTAATATAACTATCTGTATTAGCCATTTAATGTTTATGGATATTCCTGCATCGTCATTTAGCTTAGGTAGATTTTCTCCCATTAATTTTGCCTTTCAAGTAATAGAATAATTCTTTTCCTAATAGACCAAAGAAACCACCGACAAGACCAACTATTGCGGCTTGTGCTACTCCCATAATTGTCACAGTTGATAGGGCAGTAAATACAAAGCCACTAATGAATGATATTTTATTGTCCAAGACGTTCATCTTTTGTGTGGGTTTCCCCTTTATTTAGTTAGCCACAAGAAGCATCAGATGTATATAATGTTCCTACTTCTCCTGCGGATAGTGCTTTGTTAAAGATTCTTACTTGGTCTATTGAACCATTCCAATAGTTTACATTATTTAAACCTGCTTTTCCTAAAACCAAACTTTGATTTCCTACCGTTCCAAAGGCAATCGTTGAAGTAAATGATTGAAACAAAGAGCCGTCTATATAAAGTTTAACGTCAGTACCATTATAGGTAGCTGTAAGATTGTGAAAGTTTCCGTTAATATAGGACGATATTGAGGTGCTTGTGCCTACCCAATATCCCGAGTTATTTCCTATAATAACCTCAAATGTACTCGTTGGGGTTATGTAAATTTGCATTCTTGTATTAACGGCAGCTCCATTTGAAGGAGCATCAGAGAATAAGGTTCTATAATTACCAGTTGAAGAAGTGTTAAACCAAATACTTATTGAAGCCGTAGAAGAAGCTGGGACAATATAGGTTGTAGATATATAACTACTGCTCCCATTAAAAACCCCTGCTTGACCAAATACACCTGTCCCATAAGTAACATTGCTTGCGGTACCGTCATAATTACCACTAACATCAGTAGCATCGCCATTTAATCTATACAAAGCTAATCCACTTGAATCCCCAAATGGGTCTACACAAGCATCAACACCTTCATCATTACTCCTAATTATTCTTTTATTTATAGCCATAATTATATCATAAAGTTAGGCAAATCGTATGTAAGTACTGCTTTCTTAGTTGTTAAAGCGTTTATCTCTGCTTCTACTATATCGCTTTGGTCTCTTAAATCAGCTCTTGCTTCCTTAATATCAGCAGGTATTTCTGTTCCTACATCTGCGTATCTTACAACGTACCAATCTGTTTTAGATAATTCACTACCAATACTATGCTTTAAGTTAGAAATCTTTTGAGACTTTAACTCTGCTAATGTTTGGGGTATTGTTTTATCTATTACATCGTATGTATAAACATCTCCGTCAAGGTGTAAGTTGTCTAACTCTTGAATCCTTGAATCGTATGTTGGTTGTACTACATCTTTAAAACCTAAAGAAGCACCATCTCCAATATTTAAGTGCGTACCATTTTCATCAGTCCAAGTCTTAGGAACTCTGCTAAATGTTTTTATTTCTCCGTTTACTAATATCGCTACCATATCTATTTTTTATTGAGGTTGTGAAATTGAGTACCAGTAAGTACTTGCTCCTGTTACTACTATTTGAATAAGGTTAGAAACTGTGCCGTCATAAGTACCTGCTACTGTTGAACCTGCAGGAAGCGTTAAGGTAAAGTCTCCTGTAATTACTAAGTCTTTAACCATACCTATTGCAGTATTTGAGAAAGTAAGGGTGGTGTTTCCACTTAGTGTTTTAGTAAATACTTGTGCAGTTGCAAAATCTACGTTTGTTGATAATGCAGCACTTGTAGTAAATTCAGCAGCCAATTTAGCATAGCTAATAACGTCATTCGCAATAGTTAATGCAGTTGCTCCTGTAACTTCCCCTGTATGGGTTGCGTTAGGGGCAGAGTTTGTTACCGTTACCGCTCCTGTGGTTTGGTCTACTGAAATACCTGTACCTGCTGATACCGAATTTACATCTCCTGCATCGTCTGCATAGAGTTCTGTAAAGTTGTCGTTTACTTTGTCAAAAGCAGTTCTTAATGGGTCTCCTGTACCATCATTAGCTACGCTTCCAATATTAATTACTTGTTTTGCCATTTTTTTATTTTGTTAAATTTGTGTTTGGTCTGCGGTTATTAAATTACTATCTGCCGTATATATAGTCGTATCTGCCGTTAAAGGTAAAAATCCTGTTCCCCAACAAGTAGGTGCAGATATATCATTAATTGCATTTGCACTCCAAGCATAATCGCCAAAAGCGTCTTTAGTTATTATGTCACAATATACTTTTCCCCAATTTATGCTGTTTGCCATCTTTTTCTTTTTCTAAATATTTTTTTAGTTTTTTAAGGTTTACTTCCTTCGGTTTGTATGTCGATTTTATTTCTACAGTACCCATCCTTGAAATGTTGCATCGTGATCCGGATGTATATCGTCATTAGTGTTACTTGTGTACTCCGGATAATTCGACTGATTGAATGACATAAAGTCGATAAATCTTCTAGTATAATATTCAGCAATATCACGTTCTTTGTTTACTAAATAGTCTACTTCTTCTTTACTAACTGAATCTGAGTTTTCGCTATTGTGTTTATATATACCTCCATTTTTTACAGAGTAAGCAGCAAACGGTAAATAGTCTACCATAGCAAAATGAATAAGCATTGGCTGAATATAGCTGTTTACTAACGTTAAATAATTCCCACTTAATGTACCGGCAATTATATCTGCTGAAATTTTATTGTATAAATCAGTACCTAAATAATTTTTTATATGTATCTCCTGTGCAATCTTAATAAACTGTATAAATTTATCAGTATCGACATTACCATCTAATATGCTATTTCGTACTAAGTCTGTTCGTGTTATAAATAATGCTGTAGCCATTTATCCTCTAGGTTTTATAAATCCTCTATTCTTCATATCCTTCGGTTTCTGAGATACTTTAGAGGGTTCTTCTGACTTACTAGGTTCTTTAATACCTTTCTGCTCTATTGTTTTTTTATATATAGGTTTTGTCTTAGGACTATTAACATCCGGTTTAACTCCCCCTTTTGCCATATACGTTTTTCTTAGCCAATAGTGGTGGCAATCTCCCCCACCTTTATACAGCCAAATATCGTAAGTATCAGCTCCACCTTTTCCCCAACCTGCATTAACAGCTTTGGTTCTCATTTGTTTTATATCTTCTTTACGATATATTTTACCTGCTGCTACCATTTTACGGCAAAATTCTCTACTGTTATTTCCTACTATTCTAGGTGCATATTGGTATCTTACTATGAATTTTTGCCCTTCTTTGTTTTCTCCATCAAGATCACTCTTTGCGTTTGGTCTTGCAGATCCGGTACTAGCCAATCCGATCATTTTATCTAACGCTTCTTCTTGCTCGTAATCTACTTTACGTTCGTCTACTAATTCCCACTCGTCTAGGTTTTCTTCTTCTCCTAGATCAATTAACATATCTGCTGCTTCGTCTTTTAATTCTTCAGATTTGTCGCTTGACATTTTTACTCCTGTTTCTTCTTCTCTAGTCTCAGCGTCAGTAACATTAGTTAAATCTGTAAATTCTAACGGTTGTAACGTTTTAAAGTACAATTTAAGAGCTATTTTGTTATACGCTAGTATTTGTTCAAAGGCATTGATCAAAAGTGTCTGAAATGGTCTAATAACAGTATTGTCCATTAATGTAGACGCTGTTTCAATTTCATCAGCATTGTTTCCTAAGCCGGATCCATCTTTTATACCCAATAACATCGGACTAACAACTCTATGTGCTACCATTAATTTTCGAGAGCTTTCGTCTGACAAAAATTGATATTGATTGTGAGCGTCGCTTAATTGTACTGTCTGAAGATCTGCTGCACTTTCTGCATTGTCATTAAATGATAAAATAAATCTACCGGCATTTGAGCTACCTGTATATTTTTGGATTATTTTATTCTCTATTAATTGACGTTCTTCTTCAGGTGGTACTCCATTGTTAAAATTAATTAACATACTAGGAGCAAAACCGTTTTGAATATTGTTCAAATGATAGTTAGATATGTTTTCTTCTAACTCTGCGTATTGTAATCCACCCTGATAATCTACAGGACTATAATAATAAAATCCTGCTCTGTATGGTTTTACAAAATATATTTCAATAGCTTCTTTAGAAAATCCAAAAGCCGGTATTCTTTTTGGTGTATCGGACGGTTTTATTTTTGTCCAATCTTTAAAATAGTAATATGCTTCTACGTCTCCATCTTCATTGCATTTCTCTGCTCTTAATGTCTCTACAGGGAAGTGTTCTACTTGAGCTATCTTAGATCTGTCCTTTGAATATATTACTTGAATCGCACAACCTCCCATTAATTTAAGATCATACGCTAGTTTCCTAACACAATCTTTATTAAATAATGACATCATTTGTGCATATTGATCCGGTTTTCTATTCGAATCTGTAGCATCTAAGCCTTTACCAAAGATCATTTCTGAAATACCGTTAATAATGGCGTTGTTTGTAGGACTTCCATTATACCTATCCAATAAATACTGATAATAATTATTGTCAGCTCCGTAAGCTATGTAATCCTTACCGGTAACTTCACTTACTTTTGGCGTTGTATAACTACCCAATTCTACAAAACGTACGTCTCCGGCAGTTCTTTTTTTAATATTTTTCTTATTTGTCATATTACTATATAATCATTATCGAAACTATCTTCAGAAATATAAACGTTTTTGTTTACTGAGTAGTAATCGTTCGTATCTTGATCTACATCTTGATCTGTACAGAATATTCTATCTCTATATATCACTTCTCCTGCATCTTCTAGTTTTAGATCATAGAATCGTCCTTCTACTAAAGAAAATGCGTGAGAGAGGCTTAAATACTCTCCTGACGTCGTAAAAGACACTTCTTCTGATGTCTCTACGTTTGTACTGTCGTCTCTTAATACTAAAGTACCTGTCAAAGGATATGCTCTAGGAATAACTAAAATAGTCTGAGCGTCCGTACTTGTAGTTAAATGTTTCATATATATATAACGAAATAAAATCTACATTTTGTATTAAATGACAAAAAAAACCCCTCCGGTTAGGGAAGGGTTAATTGTAACTAAGTTTGTAACTAACTTATACAGTAGGGTTAATTTGCGTAGCAGATACTTCAGGTTCAGCAGCACAAAAGAATGGTGGTGCAGTTTCCTGAGCAGTCATTGTTAAAGTAAATCCGCTCAAGTCTCCCATAGCAGCTCCGGTAACAATAGTTCCACCTGTTACTTCAGAACCGTGATCTTTACCTATTAAGAAAAATTTTCCGTTGTTATCTTCTACTACTATTTGTGGTCTACCCGCTGCTAACAATTTAATTTCTTCTTGCGTTGCGTTGTCTAAGAAAGTAAAAGTAGCGTTTAATGTAGTTTCGTAAAATGTAGTTCCGTTTTCTCTAGACGACGTAATAGCAGTCTCTAAGCTAGAGTTTCCTTTTATTTCGAATTTAAAAAATTCCTCAGATCCACCAAAAGTAATAATACCGTCCGTTGGTGTCAAACCTGAAATATTGGTAGCGTCATAGTTTGAGAAATAGATGTTTTTTAATCCACCTACAGCACTCTTACAAGGTAATACTCTACCGGATGCGATTGAACAAGCCATATGTTTATAATTTTATTGATTAATGAAAAAAGGGTAGGCAGGCTTCTATGGCTTACCTACCCCTCTTATTTATTTACTTATTTGATTATGCAGGAGTATAAAGTACGATGTCGCTTCCGATTCCGTATTCTACACCACTTGTAAAGCGCATTATCACACGAACATTCTGACTTCCGTCCAAATCTCCCATATCAAGTACTTTAACCTCGTTGTGGTCAGATAACAATCCTGTACCAAAGAATAAGTTAGATTTTTCAGCAGCTACGATGTAATTGTCAGCTAATCCGTTAGCAACAAAGATTTTTACACCGTCAAAAGATAATGCTCCATTGTTCCACCATTGAGTACCTTCAGCGTTTACACCGTTAGCTCCTAGTCCGGCAGCAGCAAATCCACCTAATGCTCTTACGTAAGCTCTAGCTACGTTTTGAGAAACATATAAGTAAAGATCTTCTTTTCCGTATAATGCAGAAGGAATCGCATCTACTACTTTTCCTAACTCATCGATCACATTAGCAGCAGTTACAGTTGTTCCTACTACGTCAATTACGTCAGCGTCAGCAGTCATTTTTGTTACTAATCCGTCAAACTCTCCTGCATTAGCAGTAGCACCTCTCCAAATATTGTTCTCAGTTTTTTCAGCAACTAATCCGGCAACGTGTGCCACTAAGAAATCTGAAAATGCTGGTGGTAAAGAATCGAATGCAGATACTCCCATTTGCATAGCTTCCCAATCTGAACGGAAATCTTTTTTACATAACTCAAGGTTTACTTGGAATTCTTCAGGTTGTAAGATTCTTTCAGTTAAAGTTACTGTAGCAGTATCTGTGAAATCACAAGATCCGTCTTTAATTACGTTAGAGTCAGTAGCCATCTTTTTGATAACTTCTTTGTACTTAACGTTTGGTTTAACTGTAATACCACCATTGTTTAAGGTAGCACCTGATAATAACGCAGCAGCAATATATTCCTTCGAAAATTCGCCTGCGTATGTTGTAGTAATGTCGGTTGTTGTAGCCATTTTTATTTAGTTTATTTATTTTTTAATGTTTGCAATTCTTGCGAATACTGTGTCTCTAGTAGACTGTGGTCTGTTTTGACCGAAAGTTAATTTTTTAGATTTTGTTTCTCCTTCAGGACTATGTCTTAATGGAGTAGCAGCCGGTGTAGAAGATAATTCTTCTTTTACCTTTGCCTCAACTTCAGCTTGAGTACTTAACTGTGTTCTTAATTCAGCAATTTCAGATTGTAGTCTTTCAATTTCACTAAAGAATGTTTCCTTAGATACTGATTCAACAATCTTCTTAGGTGTACTTGCTTCAGCCTCAGCTTCTACTTCTACTTCAGCTTCTTCAGTAGCTTCTTCTTCAGGAGCTTCTTCTGCTGATTTCATTTCTTTTATGATACCTTCATTTTCTACTACTAGGATCATTCCATCTTCTAAAGAATATTCGCCAACAGGTAAAGCAATTCGATCTTCTTCTGTTACGATAAATACTTCAGCTTCCGGTTCGAATACCTCTGCTTCAATGATAGTACCATTCTCTAGGGTCATTTGAGCTAGTTTGATTTCCTGTACGGTTTCCTGTACATCCTCTGATAACTCAATCCCTAGTACGCTTTTAATTTCTTTTAGCATTTCTAATGGATTTTTCATATGTATATATAACGGTTAATAAATATTATTTTGTATTTTCAAATAGACTTTTTACATTGCCCACTTGAAACTATTTACTTCTGCCATTTGTTTTTCTAATTGGTCGTATTTTTTTTCAGCATCTTTATAACCTTTGATTTTAGCAGGTTCTATTTCTAAGTCTCTAGCTGATTTGTCTGCTGCTTCTAAAGCATTTCCAATATTCATTTGCGCTCTTGCAGCTTGCTTTCTGATATTATCGGCTTCTGCTTCTAATTTATCTGCTGTTTTTTCCCAAACTTTAATAGAGTCGTTATGCTCTTTCATTCTTCTAAGCATATTTTCTAACCCTTGTGATTCAGCACTTGCTTCGTCAATAGATTGTCTAATATCGCTTACTACACTAAGTTCTATCTTTTCAGCGGATAGTTCTTGCTTTCCTTCAGCCTGTTTAGTATATAATTTAGCAAGCCTTTCATTTACGTTTTTTTGTGTGTTCATTGGATTGTATTTATTAAGATTTACGGTATATGTTTCCTATTCCTTGCGCCCATAGTGATCCGTCGCAGCATTTTCTTGAGTAAGTGTTTTCGTCTTTACATAAACAGGCTCTAGAGCTTCCCTTTGGACTTGAATAACTAGGTGTTTTATCGTTAAGCATAGCTTTGTGTTTTTTGTATAAAGTATATTATATCCCATATCTTAGCAGTACCTCCTATAGGTGTAACTTTTACAAAAGATCCATTGTCTACAAAGTTTTGGTCTGCATAGTATTGAAATACTTGATGGAACTCGTGAGCAACGTCATTACCTTTAGGGAACGATATATCAACCCCTACTCTTTCGTAAGGTGTTCCGTTCTCTGCATCTAACTGTAATCTCATATAAGTCTGATTAGCATTTGCACTTGAACACTTAAAAGCAATAGTCAATACATAAACATCATTCAAATTATCAGCTAACACTCTTTTGGTTATGCCATTGTAGTAATCAATACCTGAGTAGCTTCTGTAAATATTAGCAGCATTGTTAGGTAAAGTAATTTCTACGCCATCTGCTAAATTTAATTTACTAGCTGAGGTATATTGATCGTCATCGTATCTAGTCCACCCTATTCCTGTTCCTACGCCTGCTTGAGGGTATAATTTAACCCATTGTCCTTTATAAACAGTCCATACTCCGGATTCAGTAGTAACATACGCCCCTTCTTCAATATTATATTGATTCCTTACTGCGTCTGTATCTACGTCTACTTGTACTTTGTATGAAGTGTTTTTAGTCATTAAATAATGATTTTAGCTTTTCAATAGTTTTAGTAGCCTCTTGCTCCTCTTTTGACATCCCTACTGATTCGTTAGGTCGCTCCATTTTATCTGCAAAGTACCCTTCGATCGAAAATCCTTTTACTTTACCGGTCTTAACGTAATCATTCCAAACTTCATCGTTATTTACTTTAACAGCTCCCATCCACGTTCCAATCGGTACATTCATTCCGTATTTACGTGATTTATCGTGTACTTCATCTTCTACTATCCACGATTCTACTAAAGACAATCCTTTTAATTCGTATTGATGCTCCATCGTCGAATTATTTTGATTGCCTGCCATTAAATACATTTGAGAGGCTTTTAAGACAGTATCTTTTGAAAAATATATATAGTATTCATCTTCAGCGTTTCGTCTATATATCGGCTTGTTAGGTACTAATAAAGCACCCATTAATAATCTTTTTTCTTTTGATATTTCCGCTAGCTTGATTTCTTCAGCACTTAATGCAACAAAATCTTCTTCAATAGCTGGGTTCTCAACAACAGATATAGCCTCTATTCCGGTCATATCTTGTTCTTCATCGATTACTAATTCTATTATCTTAAAATTACTCATATCTATATAACGAATTAAATTTTAAATTTTGTATTTTATATGGATGCACTTGATACAATATTCCTTTCAAGACTTTGAGCAGTTGTAACATCGGATGCTACTACATAGGCTTTCATTGGTTGTTTAGTTTGTCCCGCTATAGTTTCAGCTAATTGATTTGATCCTGACGTTCCTACTACATTAAAACTTGGAGCTTGTGGGGCGGGTACTGATACGCCTCCGCCACCTCTAGATCCTTTAGCAAAACTAGGTGCTTTAGGTTCAGGTGTTGCTGTTATTTTTTTAACATTTGCTATACCTCCTGCTATAACTGCTGCGGCACTAATAAAGTTAAATGGTGGGGGTGCTGATGCTAGAGCAACGTTCGCACCGGCATAGGTATCTCTAATCGCTTGTACTAATGCTATACCTTTTCCAAACTTAGAGTTTTCCCCTACTATGCTTGCTAAGTTTCCTAATGCGTCTGTCACTAATTGTTGTTTAGCTTTCTGTACGTCTTTTTCTAAAGTAATTTTCTTTTGATCACTTTCCTGCTGAAATGCTAACAATTCATTCTCTGCATCTATAAACGCCTGAGTACCTTGCTGATATTGAGACATTTTATTCAACAAACGTTCTTCTTCAATCTTAGCTTCTTCTTCTGCTACTAATTTTAACGCTTGTAATCTTAGGTAATCTCCTTCTATTTGCTCTGCTACAAATTGCTGCGATAATATATTCCTTTCAGCATCTGCATCTGTAATCGATTGTGTAAGATCTAACTGCTCTTTTTGTAGTGCAATAGAGTTTGATATTTGTTCTGACTGAAAGCCTGTTATTTGAGCTTCTATTGCTTTCTTTTCGTTTAATGCTTCCTGTAGGGCAACTTGGTTTTCAATACTATTGTTTTTCTGTAAGTCAAGCTGTGCTAATTGGATAGCTATATCGGCATTGGCTAACATCTCAGTCTTTTGTTTTTCTAAAACATCTGCTAGATCATTATTAGCTTTGATCCTTTCAGCTAAGTTTTTAGTGTCGTCGTCTCTTATTTGTCTTAACTGTTCTGCCTGTCGATCGTATTCTTCAATCAATCCCTGATTGGCTACTTTTGCTAATTCAGCGTCCTTACGTAATTGTACAAGTGTTTTAGAATTTTCTAACGCTGCTGTTACGCTTACTTTACTAAGATTTTCTGCGGCTATCGTTCCAATGTTAGATATTTCTCCGACTGCTTCACTAAAATTATCGTATATAGCTTTACCGGATTCTACTACTCCATCTGCTACACTATATATATCATTTTTAGTTTCAATTATATCGGCTCTCAGTTGTTTAATTTTCTCCTGATCCTTCCCACCGAAAAAAGAATCTTCCCAAGCTAATTGTGCTTGCTGTAGTCCTAATTTAATTCCAAAGAAGGCAAACTTAATTGGTGCTAGTCCAATATTAAGTACATTCTTCAATACAGTAAGTAATGCGTCAAAGTTTTCTGTAGATGCGGCTACTGCTTTGTAGGTGTCTACTAACGCTGTCGATACTTGGTTTAATATCTGAGATAAAAACTCAAATGCTATAGACATTGCATCCGCTACAGGTTGGTTAGTCTTTAACACATCGAATAATGCACTTGCAGCTTTTACAATTAATCCGAATCCTGCTGCTTTTAGCGCAAGTCCTACTCCCTTAATTCCCTTACCTATAGATTTTATAGATTTGAATATTCCTTTGCTCTGTTTCTCTACATTATCTAAGCTCTCAGATGTTTGCTCTGACGTTTTAGTAACTTCTTTATTAAGAGACTTAATAGCATCTACGACATCCTGTAAATTAGCTTCAGACTTTCCGGTCTTTACTTCTAACTCTATTGTCTTTTGCTGTGCCATTTGATTTCTGTTTTAATTTTATTATATGTTTCTTTAAAGCTACTAGGTAGGTAATATTTGCCTTGTGCTATTCTTATATTTTCTGTTTCTCCTTTAACGACTGTTAGTATATCGAATATGCTCTTTAACATTAAAATAATTTATTGATTAATTCTAACTTGGTGTCTCCGGTTATAAGATTGACGTTTATATTGTTTATTATGTAATCCTGATCGAATACAGTAAACGTGTCATTTAGATTGTATTTTAATAATATCTTACTAGGTAATTTAGCTGTGTATTTATAGATCCTTGCTCTACGATCGAATACTTGCTCTATATACGTCTTATAAAAATTATTAAATAACGAATTGTTGTTTACAATAGCACTACTTCCTGATCTGTTATACTCGTCTATCTCAGCTCCAAAGTTTAACGATTGTGATTGATCTGCATTTATATTAGAAGGTCTGTTAAATGTAGTAATTTGACTATGAGTCCCACTTTTCCAACTGATTGGTGTCGCTGTAGTATCTTCACTTACATTAAAAAATAATAGAGGCTTCTCTACAATCGAGCTTACTTTATCAATATCTTCTATGCTAGAACCTTTGTAATCAACAAACCATCCCCATCCAATATCTGTTAGCGAATCATTTGCTACATTAGTAATTCGTTCGTAAACTACTTTTTCAAAATCCACTTTTACTGTGTAATCTCCACCGTCAAATTTTTCTCCACCGTCATACGTTAAGTTTCCGTACCCGGTACCTCCATTTATTTCGTTTGTCTTTTGAGCAAAGAAGGTTTTAGGTTCAGGAAAATCTAAACTTATTTTTCTATACGGTATTGCTCGATCAATATCGTTGTTATTACGGTCTACGTATTTAGTTATATCGTATGTTATTCCGTCTGCATAAAATTCGTCTAACTTCTCTACGTATATTTTTCCATCCGGTAGTACGTATGCTGTTAGATTAAACAACTTGAATAAATTGGACATAAAGTCCATCACTTTCATATTAGGAATATTGTCTGTAATAATTACTTGACTAACTATTGATTGATCTTCAGATCTATATACTCCTGCTTGGCTTAGAAATCCACTTTGATATGGATCATTATTCACTATAAATTCTTCTACGCTCCATTGTGCATCGTAATCCGTAATACCCCCGCTTGTTTCTATTGTAACGTGAATATCATAAATTCCATTGCCGTCAAAATTATACTGTTTGCTAAATGATCCGGTTTGACCTGAAACTGTATCTAATAAGTAACTTCTGTTATAAACTTTGACTGTATATTCTCCGCTTCCAATAGGTACTATGCTTAATGTAGCTTGATAGTCTTTTGACTCATATCCAAAATCATAGGTTTGAAGTATCATTCTACTATTATTGTCTATAAATTCTACAAAATCATTTCCACTATCAAATAAAAATCCTTCTACATTAGATACTTGAGTAGTCCCTGCTGCTGCTGTTATTTGTCCTTTGCTTCTATGCAACCACATAAATAATTCATTAAACATAGCACTATCAAAGAAATCACTTTGAAAGGTTAGTCCGTACTCAGTTCCAATAGCATCGATAATAGATTTTACTTTGAGTGCTGGTTTAAGATCTCTATAATCTAGTCCCCTGTCGCTTTTAGCTGCGTCGTAATAAAGGTTTCCATCTTCTGTAGTGGTTCCTGTACTATCGTAATATAATCGCTTTGTATGCGAGATTAATGGATATACAATATTTCCACTTTCTAAGCTAGATTGGAATCCTACTTTTACTTGAGCAGCGTCGTATAAGTGATCATATTCACTTAAAGTACTTACATCTGATAGTTTATCTTCTCCAAACAATTCAGGTAACGTCACTGTGCTACCAAAAAAAGTAATTTTATATACTTCCGGTAAATTGTCTTTCATTTTTACTCCATCTACTCGGATCTTACCATTCTTAAATGTAGCGTGGTTTATTTCGATCAATCCGTCTAGTTTTTTTCTAGCGTCTATTGAATTACCTTCAGCTATAGTCGTATTGTAGTAATGCTTTAATACTTTGTTGTTATTTTTAGAAGCGGGTATCGTAAAGGATTGACTAAAGTCTGTAAATATTTTACCTATATCCCTAGAATTTTGAATAGACGAGGTAACATTGATCGTTTCGTCTGAGAACAGATCCATCCTTTCGCCTTGTATATACAACTGAATTATATTCATTACCTAATTAAGTTTACTTCGTTAAATGCGTAATCAAAATCTACTGTGAAATTAATTAACTTGTCGTTTAGGCTAGTTTTATATTCCAACGTCGATGTTTTAGGCACTATAGGTGTTACTTCTCCGCCTTCGTGAATCCACGCGTGTTCCGTTAATAATAACTGCTGTATTACTTCGTTAAATTGCTCGTCTACGAATCCGGTGTTTAGTGTTAATGACTTTTGAGTTTTAAAGTTATATGGGATCTTAGTAGCTTCATTAAGCGAATAGTTTACTACGCTAGTTGTTTGTAACGTATTCTCTTTGTATTCTTCTTTACTGATCGAAACATTGTCAGTACGTTTTTTGAAGAAATAAAGGTCTTGTACTACTCCGAATTTATTTACAAATGCTACTTTGTAAGGCGTGTACTTAGGTTCGCATATACAATATACATCCAATTCAATTACTTTTCCTGTACCGGTTGTTAGTATTACTTTGTTATAAGGAGACGATGGAGATATTGGAGAAACTACTACATTACTGCTAGTGTTTTTTAAGAAAGTCATATCTGCTTTTAATACTGTAGTGTCAGCTTTATAGTCTACAGTATCTACAGTTATTGGTGTAACATTATTACCGAAAGTAGATTCAGATACTAATGTTGCTCCATTGTAATATTGAACTTTGAATACACCGCTGTCTCCGGTCAATATAGGTATGTTTAATTGCTCATCGCAGTTATGATATATCTTAGTATTACTTTGCAATAGATCTTTGCTTAATTCAGGGTTAATTGCATCTTGAAAATATCCATAACCTGTGAAAGCTATTCCTTCCCCAACAAGATCATTGTCTGTACTATCGTCATCGTATGTTCTTACTACTTCCCATCGTACCCAAGCATTTTGCTGTATATTATAATAATCGCCTGTATAAATTATTTCTACATAATCTTTTACTAGCTCTCCAATCTCAAATACTATAATATCTTGACTTGCTACTTTTTCTTTGTACAAAGTATAAGTTGGGTTTGTCGGTTCGTTGGTTCCGTATTCCCCTGTATATACCCAAAGTCTTAAAGTTGCACTTACTAAATTTGCCATATTCTATTTTTTAAGGACAAGTTAAACTAAATCCTAAGTCGTTAATTGCTTGTATTATTAAATCTCTATAGTAGTCAGGTTCACTAGAGTATGATACTCCTGCTCTAACATCGTACACAAATTTATACTGTCCTGTTAAATCTGCTAAATAAGTTGAGCCTCCATATACTCCTGTTCCACTTTCTATAGTTTCTAGCATCTGTTTAAAAGCAGGGAATCCTACTACATCAAATACAACAGGTGTTACATAGTCAGAAGCATTTGTAGTTAATACATTTCTTAAATTAACTAAGTCGGTGCTTAATGCTATGTTTATACTGCCCGGATTAAAAGAGCTTGTATTTGAGAAATATATAGATTGTGCCTCATCTTGAAAAATAAAGTTTATACAGTTAGTCGCACCTACTACATCAGGTTCAGATGCTGCTACTACAAAAGTCCTTTCATCAGACCAAGACCTTACTTTAACGTATTTGTCATATTCTGCTCCATCGTCATTGTAAAATTGTACTAAGCAAGATTTTAAATTATTTGCTACCATTGATTGTAAAGGTGCCAATGTGGTATTCATAGATCCTGAACTATCAAACCAAATATTTATTTGTGTAGTTTGGTTAATTACAATAGGTGGTGCTGCGGGACAAGTAAAGTCTACTGTGTACTCGTCATTTATTAATGGAGCATCTACTACTAATTCTACTAATTCCGGTTGTGCTGTAGTCTTTTGAATCTCAACAAAATTACTTGCTTTTGTACTAGGATCTCCTGTAGCTATTTCTCCTATTGGTACTCCTGCATCTAATAAATCCTGATCGTACAAATCTAACCCTATATAGTCAGTAGTGCTTTCGTTTCCATCCCACTTTAAAGTAAACTTAGCCGGTACTTCGCTACCGCTTATATCTACTCTAAAAGTTCCAACTTCAGGTGTTTCTACTTGATACGTTACAACTCCTACATCTGTAGCTACATTGTGAGTATCTCCACAAGCTAATGGAATAGTCTGAGGGGCAATAGGTGGTACAGGTGGTGTTGGGGTTCCTGCTTCTACTTCTAAATAGTAGGGACTTCTTACGTTTATCTTTTTCATTATGTAGTAAATTCAAACAGATCGTCAATATCTAAGCCAAACTGTTGTATTAATTCATCCGGTAAATTGTCAAACGCTTTTTCAAATGGTTTTGTAAAAAAGAATGACGGTTTAATTCCTTTGTTGTATATGCTATTTTGTAATATGAATCCTATTGTTCTATAATTGCCTTTTTTATATTTTCCTTTTTCGTCTCTTAATCTTATATTTCGTTTCTTTGCCCACTCCATTAAAGGCTTCATCGGTGGTTTCTTATTTGAGTATTTAAACGGAGAATTACGAGCTTCTATGTAACTACTTGTCTTACCTTGTACTCCCTGATCAACAAACTGTCCGTAATCCATCATATAAAATTCTAGTCCGAAACTGTTAGGGTTTACCTTCAATTCATATCCTAGACTTCCATAGAGATCACTTGAGACGTTTTTTTTCTTTTTAGTTAAGTTTGTCTTAGCTTGTTGTATTACGTACTTAGCAAACTTGTTTAATGCCTCCTTTGTATTTTTAAGATCAGCAGACATTAATATCATTTTGAATTATTACATCAAATGTTGCTGTCCACCCAGCCACTTGACTTTCGAATCGATCCATAAACGGTTCCAATGTTACTGCTCCTTCTACTTGATACAAGTCTCTAAATAACTGCCCGATCCTTAATTTTTGTACTAGCTTGTTTAATACTGCTAACTGAGTATTTAAAACATCCTGCTCATTATCATTTCCAACAAATATATCTGCTGTAGGTTCTTTTGATTGATCAACAATATCCATCGCTAGTATGCTAATGTTAAACGATAGTGTATTTTCTGAAGATGTTACGTTGTTTACAATCATATGAGACAAAGGGAATATCGTCTGCTTATTTAGATCTACTTCTGTTATGTCTCCGGTTGTTACTGTATTTACATTGACGTCGTCTAATAACGTTTCCTTTATTTTGTCAGTCAATACATAAAACCCTCTTATTCCTGTTTTGCTCATTGCATTTTATTTTTTATTCGTCTGCTCTCCAATTCGTTTTTCTCTTTTTCAAAGGATAACATTAAAAAGCACTTATGTACGCTTAGTTTAGTGATATCTTCAAATCGTCTAATATCTCCTTGAGCGAGTGCGTAAATTGATTGATACCAACCCCATTTTGCTCCGAACTGAGATACTGCACTAAATTGCTCTCCTGCTCCTCCTTCAAATAATTCATCATAGCTTGAGACAAGTCGATCCCTAAATGATAAAAAAAAATAATAGAACTTATAACTGCATCTAAAGGCATCTCCCGCATTATCTCTGCATCGTCAGGAGTATAGTCCACTATAGAGTATTTGTCTCCGTATTCAGCCTCTATTGGTCTGTAGAGTACTGCCATAGCTCTGTGCATATTCTCCCAATCTCCTAAGAAGGCATCCAAGTCTACATACTCTCCTAACGATATATCGTCTAGCTTAGGTATAAATCCGTACTGCTTTCCGTTTAATCGAAACTTTCTTACTAGGTTTGGTTTCTGCTCTAATAGATCTACAATGATACTACAGATCGAATCAACGTCTGCAAATTTCATTTTTAACGTGTCAGTCATTTTTATTCCACAGAATATTTCTAACATTTTAGACGCTAAGAACATATCGTCGGTATTGTTTTCCTGTATCTTTAAATACTTTTGATACTGCCCTAATGTTAGCTCAGATAAATTATCCGGTATAATAACTTCAACTTTCATATATATATAACGAATTTAATTAACGATTTTAGAAATAAAGGTACAAAAAAAAAGCACCCATTTCTGAGTGCCTCTTTGCTATAAACATAAACTAACTATTAATTTAACATTCCTGTTATTGCATTAAAGAATATTAAAGCTATTCCGAATATACAATAAAAACTAATTAAATAGTATATATTACTCGGATCTTTTTTAAGCCATTCTTTCATAATCGTAAATTTTAGTTTCTATTTCGTTTATTACATATTGTGCTAATACGTCTGTTAAATCGACATCGCTATTCCCTTGTGTAATTTTTTCTATATATACTCTGTCTCCTTCAGGTGCTTCAAAGTAATCTCCTTCGAATCCTGCGTCGTACGTGTATTGAATATCGAATGCTACTTCTAATACTTCTGCTTCAAAATATTTCATACTACAGTTTTAAGAATTTTTTAGCGTAAGCCTGTTTCATTTTCTTAATGTCATCTTCATCGATCCAACTGTAAAAGTGTCCGAAATCAAATTCTAGGTACATTGTCATTTGCTCTCCGGTTTCTTCATTATATCCTTCTACGCCCATCATAAAAATTCCCTGATCACCCGGTAACGTCATAGTATTAATTTCTGTAATCGATACTAACATTTGTTTTGTGTCTTGCATTGTCTTAGTTTTAAAATGAGAAATCAAAATGCTCGTCTCTTATTCCGAATATTATACGGATCTTACGATATTCTGTTTTTTGCGTCCATTGGTTTATATATTGTACATACCAATTATTGTAACGGTATTTTAAAGTTAGAATTTCGTCAGTATGTTTTGAGTAGTCATAACATTGAGCATCTGACATTCCTAAATTATCTGTACGCTTAGGATCGCATCTTTGTATCTTTGCAGTTTTTCTTTTTGGATCGAAATCGATAACAGTATAAGCGTGTCGATCAGTGTACATTAATTCAGTAGCTCCTTCCCCAATTACAGGTACGCTTGAATTATTAGCCATTAGCATATTAACAAAAGATCCTGAGCTTGCTCTGTAGCGTTGCTTGAAGTTTTTTGTAGGCTTAGTGATTATACGCCCTGTAGTGTTACATTTTGCGGTTGTTGTTCCGTCTTGCCAATTTAATTCCATTTGTCTGTCTTTTTAAATGATACTGTAATATAATACAGATATTTTAATTATCAAAATTATTTAATAATTATTTTTGTCTCCCACATAGTGGTACGAGTTCTGTGGTAACAGATATTCCTTTTCGGTACGTTTTCTTTTTGAAGGTCGTATCTTTGTCTAGCTCCTCTATTCTACGTCCGCAATATCCGATTGTTTCACGGTCTTTTTCTTCTAATACAACGTTCCCAATATATTTGCCGTTGTGATAATAATCTTTGCTGTATGCGAATATCTCAAATCCCATTTTATTCTTCTTTTAATGATTCTAAAATTTCGTGATAATTCACGTCGTTAATAAATGCTAGTGCATAGTCTTGAGCTAGTCCGTTGTCGGTTTGCTCGGTAATATGTTCTTCTAACATTTCCTTTAGTGTCTCCGGTGTGAAATATTCGTCTATTTCTAGTCCGTCGAAAAATTCTAAATTTACACGCCAAGTTTCATAATTAGTCCATCCGTTGTAAGCCATTTTTTCTGTCTTTTAATAATTAATATGCTGTAATATAAAACAGATAAATGAGTTATCAAAATAATTTAATAAGTTTTTTTAAAATTATCTTACTGCATACGATCCATAGTTAGGTCTTGACAGCTTGTTCACTATAGAGTATCTCAGGCTATCTAGTGCGTGATTATATGCGTCTATAGGTTTATTAGTTAATTGTCCGTTTTTATCTTCTATGTACTTGTAATTGCGTAATTCTTTAATTGTATTGATACTATCTTCTGTAACGTGTAGTCTGTAACGACGTACCATATCAATACCTGCATTGATTGCTCCCTTCCACGTTGGTTTTACATTCCATCCCATCCGGTGTATTTCTTCAATACTCTTAGGTTCGGCACTATCTGCGAATATTTCGTCTCTACGATCTAGTCCTAGCCTTTGAAATTCATTTGCTATATCCTGATTGGTCATACCTGTACGATAGATATGCTCCTTCACATACATATTGTCTCCTGCTATAAACGTCTCTACTAAACTTGTTGGATCATTAGAGAAACCAAAGTCTAGTCCAAAAGCTATTCTCTTAGCCTCTAGTGGCACTTCTTTAATTACTTTGAAGTTGTATATCAAACTACGTGATTGTCCACGTTCTCCTAACCCATAAACTTTCCAATAATTTTCGTCTATATCCTTTAGCCTTTCGATTTCGTCCTTAATTATGTTACTAAGGAACGGATTGTCTTTATATGTAGTTTGGTAAAACTCTACGTCGTCTCTTGTTAGTACTTGGTCATATATCCAATGGAACTCGTCTGAGGGGTTGTAATCAATTATAATACGTTCGCTTGTTCTGAATATTAACTGCTGCCAATCTTCATAGTTTAATTCGTTTGCTTCGTTTATAAATAACAAATCCCTTTTACGACCTCTAATCTTCTGCGGTTCGTCTAGGGATATAAATTCTACTCTATTGCCGTTTAGTAAATATTCATTGGAACTCTTGCTGTGATATATTTCATTGTAAAGATCATAGCCTTTTAATATATCAAAGAAGTCTCGCATTACTGTACCTCTAACAGCGGGGAATGTTTTTCTACAAATGGTTACTGTTTTGTCTTTATGCGTATTGCAGTATGACATTATAATCCATATCAGTATATTGTAAGTTTTACCGGATCTTGTTCCACCCTGTTCTACTACAATTTTTTTTTTAGATTTCTCTAGGTGTCGAAAGACTTTATTCGTCGCTACTTCCTTCATCTATTATTTTTACTTGGAATAATCTCTCGCCTTCTGCTCCGGTAATTTCTTGCCTCTCAATATAACCTCGTTTCTTACCCTTAGTCTTTAAATAGAAAATGGTAGCTGCTGTGCTACCTTCATTAATTTGTTTATGTATCTGACTTTCTACAAAGTCCAACGTGTAGTTTTCTACATCGTCTACTTCCTTTTTAAATTCAGGATCGTTTTGATAATATTTGTAAAATGTAGTACGACTGATCCCTACTTTGTTACAAGCAGTACTAACTACCCCCAACGATTGTTCGAGGGCAGAAAGTATTTGCTTTTTTATGTGTTCACTTTTGTCCATTTATTTTTATAATTCTAACGGATAATTATCAAAGAGTGAAGGTTGTAAAGGGTACAACGCTCGGTGTTCTTCAATAAAAAAATCCTTTTTGGTTTTTCCTTTTCGTCTCCCTGTAGAAGTGTGAATATCAAAAGTATATTCCGGTAATTCTTCGAGGGTTTCGTTTTGATCTAAAGAGTTTAATTCGTTTTCGATTTCTTCATCTGTTATTCCAATCTTCTTATCATATAGCAAACATTGTAAATGATCCGGTTCTCTAGATTTGAGAGCAGTACATAATATAATAATCGCTTTTGATATAAATATTCTCCCTTTTATTTTATCGTCTCGTTTCTTATTCTTATTTATAAAGTCGAATGATTCTTTTAATGATTGTATCTCAGTCGTTATGATCCCGTGACAATCCTCAGCGGATATGGTTAGTAATCGTTTCCAAAGATAGTTATGGAATCCTGAAGCAACGAGTTCGTGTCCGAAATATCCCGCAAGTCGATAGTCTCCCCTTCTAATTGATTTTTGTACAACAGAGGCTACGTCTAATAAAGTATATCCCCTTTTAGTTAAAATTTGTGTTCTCATTTGTCTTGTCTTTAATTAATAATTTATACAATAAAGTTAATAAATATAAATCATATAGAGAAATATTATATTATTATTTTTTGTGTCCTGTCTATATTTAGTTTTAAGCTATACTTGTTTTCACGTTCAGTAATCTTTATATGCTTGCCCCATTTGTCTTTTAGGAATTGTATTTCTTTGTTTACCGAGTCCTGATTTCTGTACAAGCTATTCCCCCCGACGTTATTGTCTCGTTTACATCCAAAAGAAAATCTATTGTCTACCCATACAATCCGGTCTTTAAGTAAACATTGCAAGCTATAGTCTGCGTCTACTTTCGTTTTATTTATCTCAGTAAATTTGTATTTACGTCCAATGATACCTACAATCGTTCCTGTCCACGTCTTTAGATTAAACGGTTGTGTGTGATCATATTTTCTTATATCGCCTTGTACTTGGTTAAAACTAAACATAGAGGCTCCTGCTTCTAAACAATTACTAGCACAATTATCGATAATCAAATCGATCATATCCACGTCTGTAATCTTAAACGCTTTTATATTTAACAAAGAGAAAAAACAATCGATGTCATCGTCAAACATTACGAGTATTTCGTCTTTATAATAGTCAAGTACCCAATTACGTACAGCTCCTAGACCTTTAATACTATCCGGTATCTCTACAATATCATTTGCATTGTGTACTACTGTCTTATATTTATCTACTTCGGATGTCGGTACTACTAGATCAAAATCCTTTAACACGTTATGAGTGCATATAGTGGACGATCTCCCCCTACTTAATATGATCTTCTTAATTTTCATTTTTAAGCAATTTAAGGAGTACGTCAGAGCTTATAACACGTCCTAGTCCTAGTTTCTTTGTTTTAGGACTGAGTGATACTCTTTGTTTTTCTAATCCTAATTGCGATATTGCCTGTACCCAATCGTTACTATTGTTGAATATGAATACTAAATAATCGTGGTGTTCATTAAATTTGAGATCCATATCCCTAACAATTTCCCCTTTTTCTTTTTCATCTACTTTATCAGATTCTTCAAAGTACAATACGTTTAGTCCATAGTCTGCTAACGTGTCTAGCTCATACTCCTGACTTAATACATCGTAATCCCAATTACCAAAGCTAACGTTGTCTTTAATAACAAATTCTTTTTTTTCTTCTTCAGTCCACCCTTCCATATCGTCTACCCATATCTCAGTATGACCTAAGTGCTTATGAGCTTTCAATCTCATATTCCCACCCTGTACTATCATATTTTCGTCTACAATAATTGGTCTTACTTCCATCATTTTTGGAAACTCCTTAATACTGTTTACTAGCTTCTCAAATTGAAATCCTTTTATCGTTCTAGGATTGTCCGGATTCTCTTTTATTTGATCTATAGGTACTAAACGCTTCATATATATAACGATTTAATCTTTTAACTTTATTTCTTCTTTTTCTTTTACGTCAATTTCATACATAAGATTGACAATTTTCTCTAGTCTTACAATATGGCGTTCACTTAGATTTTTAATATTTTGTTTTATTAAAGTCCTTTTATGTACTAACGGATCCTGAGACGGTGCAACTTCATCAATCCAATAATTGATTTCTTTGTTATACATCCGGTATGTCTCAAAATTTTCAATAGCATACAAAGCTGTAGCGTGATCATACGGCTTCCCTTTCGATTTAAAATATCTAGCTATTCCATTAAACGTAAAATTCAAATTGTTTCTTAGCAAAAAAGCCAATGTGGCTCGAACATCGATATACTCTCTTTTTCTAGTATGACGAAATGGATTCAAGCCACTTAACTCTTGAAGCTGCTCACTAATTAGATCTGCTTCTTTTATTCTCATAGTCTATTATAAATTTTTGTAAAATTCTACTACTGTGTTTTTAAACCAATAGGCAAAACTTTCGTCTCCATCCGGTAACGGATCTTTATTGACGCTTAAATGATTTGAAGATGCTAATTGAAATGCTTTTAACATTCCGTATCTATCTTCTTTGTAATTCATTATTAATTTTGCTGCGTGTCTTAATACTTGTGCAGGCATCCTTCTTTTTCCATATCTGCTAACTAAAGTCGAAATAGTTTCGCATAGATCGTCTGAAAATTCTTTATTGATAAATTTTAAATTTCCTGATTTTATAGACGGATGTCCCCTTTCAATTCCATCGTAACAAGTAGCTACAACGCCATTTGATAACGTCTTTTGGTAATTAATCATTTGATTACGTAAGTGCATATACTCCGGTATCTTTTTATCTGACCAAGATTTTACATAATCATACAGCGTCCATTGTTTGTTATGAGCGTTCAAATCGATAATAAAAGACTGTATATCTTCAAAGTCGCTATCGATCCAATCAATTACAGAACAAGGTACTTGAGCAATTTTATGCAATTTCAACGCCTGTACTCGGTGCTGTCCTTCTACTGCATAATATTTGTTTTTCTTTTTCACTACTTTAATAGTGTCTGCAAATCCGTTTTCGGATATTAGGTTGTACATCTTCTGTACGTGGCTTTCAGAAACTTCTCGGTTCCCTTCTACAAAGTTAATTGAAGTAATTGGTAGTACTTCGGTGTGTGATACATTGATCATAATATTTGAGGCTCTTAACCCCTTGTTTTGATACGCCTACTCTATTTGCTTTTCGGCTGCCGCAATTTTATAAAGTATCTTCGAGATAGTAGCTGTCTACGTCTAGCCCATCCACAAAAAATGCTTCGTATGTTTCTATAGCTTTCGCTACAGTTTCTTCTCCTGAGAAATAAAATTCTTCTGAGCAATGATATATTCCAATATCTAAACTGCTTTTGTCTAATGCAATAAAAGTAAAGTCTTTAGGATCTACATTAAATAGATTACAGTATATATAACATTGAGCGTTATACAGATATTTTTTTGCACTATATCGAAATGCTCGGATGTCAGTTGTTGTTTTTAAATCGACAATAGTAGTCCCGCATAATACATCTGCTTTCCCTCTGAATGGATAACCCATTATATTCCCTATGCTAGGTACTTCGAATTGACAATTAGTTATGTAACTTTTAGCAGTTTCGTTTTTATAAAAAGCGTCTGCTAATCTTTCTGCGTCTCTTTTTTCTTTTTTAGTGAATACTTTGCCGTGTTCTTCTTTTGCTAATTTATACGCTTTAGAATTTTTAGATTCAACGTCTACAAATATTTGAGATGCAAATACATCCGGTTCTAGTATTGCTGTGTGAAATAGCCATCCGTCTCTTAATGCTTGACTTTCTGCTGATCCGTATTGAGTAACGTATTTATAAGTCTTAGGACTTGACGTTAATAATTTAATTGAGCTACTGCTTAATGCTGTCTTGCTTAGGTAACCATAGTAAAATTCATCGGACATCATATTGTCTAATAATTCTTTTTTGTCCCATTCCTTGCTGTCTAATAATTTAATTGTCTCCATATAATTTGTATAATAATTGCTTTAATATTTTTTTATTTGTTATTACGCCTCGATTATTATTCGGCAAGTCATACATAACATACCATTTACCATTCCTTGTCTTATCACTATCACAAGATAGTATATCTCCTTTAGTATAGTTGTAATAGAAATCATAGTCGTTCTTAACGAATCCTAGTTCTATTAGTAGTTCTTCTGTCATATTGTTTACTCGTCAAAAAATTCATTAACTGCTTCTGTCCCCCAACTTGCCGCTAAGGTTATTTTCCTTAACAGGTCTACATACTCTGTAAAGTCTATGTCTGAATGGTCTACTTCTACCGAATACTTATACTCATACTGTTCTATTGTTATTCTGTATGGTTGTTTTTTCATTTCTTTTTTGTGTTAAAGGTTTGGTCAAAACACTGTTCGTTATCGTAATAGTTTACCCAAAAATCTCTGTTTTGACCTATTGATTGAAACTCACACATAACTTCTTTTTCTTTCTCAAGCATTGATTCTGCTATTTCTAAATAAAATTGAGACATTCTAATAGCTATCAAGCCACCGTTAGAAGGGTGTGTATTATAGTGCAAAGTATCTTCTTTGAGTTTTTCTTTCATAAACTCAATCATTTCTTGCATTGGTGTTTTCATTTTTCTTTGGTGTTATAATCCTAAACTTTTTTTGGTTTCTAGTATCTTAATCTGTTTCTCTAGTTCCTCTATTCTCTCATCAGCTTTCCTTGCTCTTTCTACTGCTCTAATTTTGTCAGCTATTGACTCAGAGACAATCCTATCAAAAGAAAACCTTTCATCTTCTAGTGCTTGGATATATCTTAATTGCCTAAATAAAGCGTCATTAAATACTTTTAATTCTTTGGAGTCAGATTTCTTTGTCCACTTTAAAATAAGTGATAAGAGCATCTCCATATCTGCATTGTTCTGCAATTCCAATAAATTTCTGTCTACTTTATACATTGTCTGTCTTAATTACAAAGTAAAGATATAAAATTTATTTAATAATATTTAAACTTTATCAAATTTATTTAGTAATATTTTGTGTCCACCTTCTGTTTTCAGTTTCTATTTGTTCTTTTACGTAAGCTATTTCTCTTTCGATATAATCTTTTGCTTTATATAGATCCTGAAGTTCGTCATCTTTTTTACCGGCTCTCACTATGTATTTAACTACATTGCCTCTATTAAAATTTAACTTGTAATGATTACAAACGTCTATAATATCATAATCGCCTGTAGCTTCGTAATGGATTGCGTTACCTCTCATTGTAATTAATTAATGCTGCTTGATCTTCTTTTAATAAATAAACTAACTTGTTTTTTCTGTTCTTTGTCCACAAAGTAGTGTCAGGACAATACATCTCAACAGGTTCCCCCATATCAATATCATTAAGCCAAAACATATAATTCGCTTTTGGATCATTTACAAAATATAGTTTTACCATATCTTCAGGCATTTCCATTAGCTTGTCATATTTCAGCTTTTCTAGCATCTTAGTATCGTAATGCTTTTTCCTGAATTTCATTTCAATTACGCAAGGATGTCCTTTCGGTGTTTCCCCTACTGCGTCATAGTGTTCAAATCCACCTCCGCACCAATCTAAATCCCACCCATCTAAATTTAATATTGTTATAACGGCTTTTTCTAATTGGTGTACTTTATCTATATTCATTTTACTGTTTTAGGAATAATTCATTTAACTGACTTATCCATCTCTTAATTTCCTTCGGATTACAGGTACACGGTTTATAATAACGGTGTTTGAAATACTCTGCGTGTAATTTACATATCAATTCAAATTCTTCAGGACTTAACGTGTTGCTAGACGTTTCTCTGAATTTTTCCCACATTAAATAATCTACTTTATTCATTTTCTACTTATGGTTATTTTGTTTAATTTTTCTTTACGTTCTTCACAGCCACAAGATTTGTAACCTAGCAAATCGATTACTATCTTTTTAGTAAGCCATTTTATCCCCGTCCAAGTCGTAATTTTCTCTATAATATTTCCTAATTTCATTTTCTCCTTTGTTTCGTTTTGAATACTTTTTTTCGTTTAGTTTCCATCCGGTAATTGGATGCACTCCTTTTTGTATTAATTCTTTTAGTGTCATTTAATAATACTCTTTAAATGTTTCTTTACTTTCCTGTACGTATTGTACAAAGAATAATAACTGATCGTTGTTTTATCGCTGAGGTTTTGAAAACTCTCCCCGCTATCTATTAATTCAAATACTTTCCTGTCATACCAATATAAACTTTCTAACTCTTTGTTAAACTTCTCATATAGTTTGTCATAATCGACAATTATTTCGGATCTATAGTCTGCTTTTAATTTCTCAGACAAATCCCCCCAAGATACTACGTCGTACAGACTTTCCTTTTTTTTTAGATCTAAAAATAAATTTCTTAAAGCTCTATAAACATAATAATAATTTATTTCAGTCTCATTGTACATTACATTGGTTCCTGCTTTGACTTGTTTGTCTAGCTTAATGTACATTTCCATTACAATATCTTCTGCTGTATCGGGATTTACTCCAAACGATTCAACAATATCGCACCAATCTTTATGCTTTTTATAAAGTAATTCTAATACTTCCATATTGTTATATGTAATCCAAACAACAAAAGCATTAAAGTTATTTGCTGATAATAATCTTCAGGTTCTACAGATTCTACATCCGGTTCTAAATTTGGATCATAGTACAATATTCCTGCTGATAATCCATAAATGGGTATCAACTGTATATTGACACCGGTATTTCCAAAATCTAAGTTCATTTAAAAAGGTAATTTTACTTGCTCTTTTGAAGCATATTGTATTAAATTTTTATGGTTTACTTCAAATCCAACGTTATTAATAATACTTCTTAATCTTATTGGATCTTCTAAACTTGTTGGTCTACCTCCTGTATCTATGTCTTTTACTTTTCTTACGTGAATATGTGAATACATCCAATCAGTAGGATGCTGTATATATCTATGTATTACAATAAAATCGTCAGCACGATTGACAAATTTACCCCCGCCTTCTACATCTGACGCCATTGGTGGTATTGGATGTCCGGCATAGTGTTCAGTATTGCCGTGTTTTTTCCTTAACGCTTCAGTCGCTGCGTGAGTATTAAGCCATATACTAATATTATTCTTTTTGCAAAATATTCTCATTTCACTTGTTGCTTGATAATCGTATTCGTGTCCGCTTAATCCCCTTAATACATCTTTGTCCTTCATTAAACTATTATACGGATCGATCATAAGTCCATCGTAATCCCAAGCATCCTTAACGTATTGGGCAAGTTCTAAGACACGTTTATATGTATAAAGGTCGTTTGGATCTACAAATTTAAAATGATCGTTTATATAGCTTATTTTTGCGTTAAAATCATCTTCTTCAATCTTATTAATTGGTTTGCCTTCTATAAATTCGACAAGTTTTCTAATTAATGAGTAAGGTTCGTTTTCTGAGCTAAATACAAGCCATCTAGTTTTATGTTTAATTGTGTACAATAACATTAAATATAATATTACTGTTGTTTTTCCTACGTTAGCGTGTCCTAGAATAACATTAAAGTTCCCGTGCTTAAATCTGAAATGTTCGTCTATTTCTTTTATTCCTAATTTTAATCCTTCTTTTATTTGTCCGGATCTTACTTTCTTTAATTTGTTTAATTGATCTTCAAAATTTATAAGCATTGTCTGTCTGTTTTAGTCTAAGGTATAAAAAAAGGGGATAAGTTTCCCTACCCCCTATATTTTTAAAATGGTAAATCGCTATCACGGTCAGGAGAATGATCTTGACTTGTAACGGTTTCTGCTTTTGGCAATTCGTCTATTTTCTTTACTTGCCACGCATCTAAATTTGTGTAATACTTTCCGTTGTATTCACTACATCTGATATTAAATTCTACAGTAACAAGATCGCCTTCATTATTGTAGTTTACAAATTTATCAATATATTCTACTTTATCTGCTTTCTTAAATATTCCAAAAGTATAAAGGTTGTTGTATTGTTCTCCGGTATCGATTAAAAAATCAATTGCTTTTGCTCCGTCTCTAAGATTCTTAACTTCGTTAATTGTCTTAATTTTTCCACTTATTGAATATCCCATAATTTAACTATAAATATATTGTACTATTTTTTCTGCAAATGATAAAACTTCTTCTTCACTTGCTTTAGTGTCTTTATAAAAATTAACAGCACTAGCAACGCTAGATTGTCTAATAATAAATTTTTGTACGTCGTCCGGTTTCTTCTGAAAATTCCCTTGCGGTTTAGCGGGTTGGAAATTATTAGGTCTTACTAATTTAGCAGTATTATAAATACGTCCATCGTATTCCTTTTGCTCTGACGTGAATTGACATTCGTCCCCTACTTGGTGCTTAAATTCTCCAATAGCGTTAAATTGATAAACATTTCCGTCTGCCATTGATACATTGTAGCGATTGAATGTTTTAGATCCGTTGCTCCACGATCCGTTGGGAGTAATTCCGGTAATCTTACCTGTTTTCATTTTCTAATTGATTTTGATTGTTTAATATTTCTATTTGTGCTTCTAAAAATTCCACTCGTCTCTCTAATGCGTCTATTCGCATTTCGTGTAATCTTTTTAAATCGTCTGAATATGTCATTATTCCAAACTTTTTAATTCCTTCCTAAAAATCTCAATTTGAAATTCTGCCTCATTAAGTTTCTTTTGGTGGTAATCTTCTGTCCACTCAAGGTCTTTAATCTTAGCTTTTAATAATTCGATTTGCAAATTTTTGTCCATTTTATTGTCTTTAAATGATTAATATACCCAAAGATAATAAAAATATTTAATAAAAAACAAAATGTAAAAAAAAAAGGAGCATCTATAAAAGACACTCCCTTTCGGTATTAAAGACAAATTATTAAGACAGACTTTGTAAATATAATAATTACTGGCTATACTTCCATAAAAATATTAAATTATTTTTTTAATTGATCTATTTTGTTTTTATACATTTCGATCATTTCCTGCAATTCCCAATTTGAGAACTTTTTAGTTTCTCTACTAAGTGCTAGTAATTCATCTGATAATTCTTGCCCTAAATATTTTGAGAATTTATACTGTTCTCCATAACGATAAACATTACAAGCTATACATTGTACTTCTACATTACGTTCGTCCCACCTAGTCGAATAATGCTTACGGCTCATAAAATGTCCTGCCTGTAGATTTTTCCAATGATCCTTCTTACTACAAGTTACGCACTCAGCTACTTCATTTTTAGCTTTACGTCTTCTAATGTATTCAGAAAAAATTTTGTCTAGCTTATTAACTAACGTCTTACGAGATGGTGCTTTTGCCATTAATAACCGTCTTGGTGCTGTAAAAGTAATTTACCGGTTGCTATATCTAAGTCTTTTATTGCTTTGTATATAATTCTAGAATTTTTTTTTACTTCTTGCTTCTCAGCTTTTGTACTATCAGATCCTAGATTCGTGTACATTGTTGCGTCAATTTCTAGTAGCTCGTTAATTCTTTGTACTACTGTTTTTTGATAATCTTCTGCAATTCTTAAAATTTCTTCACGCATATATTATATATATTATTATTTATTATATATTATTATATTATATTATATATATTATAAAATAAATCTTTTTTTTAAAATTACAAAAAAATTATCGATTTTCTTTTTTTGCACTACCGAAATAATATCCAAAGATACTTAATGCTACTCCTTCTACTATCCCCAACAAATGTATGAAAATTTCTTTATTACTCTCAGGTACTTGAGTAGTTACTACAGTATAAACTAAAAAAGCAAAGGCTAATAATCCAACAATACCGGTCGCATTAAACATCCAATCGGTTCCGTACTTTCTTAAACGTACTTCTCTACGTCTTGCAGAATCTCGATCGCTTACTTCTATCCTATATGCTTCTAAGGCTTCGTTTAATGCCTGTTCTTTTTCTTCCGGTGTAAGTGTATCGTCTCCATCTAAAACATCCTTTAAAATGCCTAATATGCCTTTTTCAGGTAATATTCCTGTCAGCTTTCCGACAATCTTACCTAGTTTAGTTTCTTTAAAGGGTTTTTTTTCCATTAGTACGTCCAAATTACATTAGGTGCTTTATCCGGATCATTGTCTACGTGAATAAAACTATCTGCTATTCCTATTCGATTTAATCCTACTTTCAATAAAGCAGCAATTATTTTATATCGATATACGCTATTGCTACAAGCTATATCTGCTGCGTGTCCGGTAATATGACTTGAATTTTCTACTCCCCCGACTTTGATATTCCACGCCTTTGATCTTAGCCCTGACGTAATTTTAAAAGGTACACCGGCAATAGATCTTGCTTGATCAATACGTGTCAGAAACTCCGGATCCATAGCTTCACCACTTCCCACCATATCAGGACTATCAAACTCAGAAAGTTTAAAATATTTCATAGTATCTTACCAATTAACATACTTGTAAGAATCATAATAAGCATCCAAAATAAACCAAATTGAACCTTATCCCAAGTACTACCCTCTTTCTTTTGGTGTAGCCATATCTTAAATTCTATAAACTTAAATACTATTTTATCAATTAGCTTTCTCATTTATTTTCTCGTTTAGTCGTTTAATATCTTTTCTTACTCTTTCCCTTTCAAGTTTTAT